CGCAAGAAGTTTAGATCCTGCACCAATGGCCCAAGGACTGGAACTGGCAAGAGTCCTGGCGTGTCAGAGGTAAGGACATCGCCTGCAGCTGCTTGGAGTGCGGTGCGCTGTGATGCGGAAAATTCTGCGACTGCTGCGTTCATGTTGGAGAATGTGTCTCCGCCAATGTGATAAGCAGCCATGAATTCGCCAGCTGATGGCATCTTAAATTCACGCTTTGCTTTTGCTGGAATTGGTGCAGTTGGAATGGTTGCTTCTACTGCTGGGACTGTTGGCTCTGACATGGGTTCGTTCTCCTGTGTAGGTTCTGTTTCTATGATACTTATTTCTTCGTCTTCGTGGTGGATGCTTGCTGCGATGTCTGTGATCATGGCTCCAGCAAATGCAGGAACTGGCACCATAGACAACTCGATCCAGTCGGCTGCTAACACTGTCAGCGATCCGTCTTTGTTTGCTCGAGTCTTGGTTGGGTTTACTCCGACCGATACCGAGTCCAAGACGCCGTCTAGGGCGAGCTGTAGGGCTTCGTCGCCTGCGGCGGTCTTGCTGATCTTGGCACTGAAGAGCATGCCCTCTGGAGTGTCTACGCGCTCGGTCACAATTCCGATGGCCTGATTGCTGTCATGGTTCATGTATAGGCGCGGTGCTTTGCCTTCGATTGGAAGGCTGCCTTGCTCAAAGATGACTTCGGTTCCGTCGGCGACTGTTGCTGCTACGCCGTAAGGAACTGCGATTCCTGTGATGGTTCGTGATGGTGTTCCGTCGCCTGCAGCTGCATCGATGCTGGCGGATGGTGCTGTGAATCTGATCATTAGTTTGCGATCTCCTCTTGAGTGTCTTCTTGTACTGGCATTTCCATTTTGTCTGCTAGGTAGTTTTCTTCTAAATACGATTCGTAGTCAAAGGCAACATAGGTGCCATTAGGCAAAACATTATTCATGGATAGTGTTTCTGCTATTGCATCGGCGTACAACTTCACGCCAAAAAACAGCAAGTCCATGCGAGCCTGCTGCGATGACTGATATGAATACGATCCTGTAGATACGCCGATCAGGTATGGCGGAACATTGCCAATACGACCACCAGTTTCCAACGCGCTGTAGTTAGCAGACTCAATAAGAAGCATCTTGTCTGGCGACATCGTTGTCGGTTCGTATTTAAGGAATTCGTTTAGTGCTGCAGTTTGATTAGTTGCTCGAGCGGTATTAAACGCTGCAGCAAGATCAGCCAATTCTTGCGCGCTCAAAGGCTCACCACCAGTCTGCATAAGGACGCCCGCTGGAATTGAGGAGCTGGCGTTTCGCGCGCGCGCGTCTTGAATCTTGATCGCTGTTTCAATTGCGGCTTGCGATGAATAAACCATGCCTTGTGTTGGCGACAAGAATTGCACAAGGTTTGCAGGATCTATTTGACCGCCTTGAAAATAAACTTCTTTAGAAGGTGCGAACCAGACTGGGCCTGCCATGTCGGTGGTGGTGACTGAGCCCGCTGGGAGCCTTGAGAAACTCGCGGGATAACCGTCAGCGGTGCGCGATGTTATGTACCAGAAAGCGCGACCGTAAAAGTACAAGTCATCAAAAGTCCATGACATTAAAAAGTTGTAGGGAACGGTTTGGTCTGGGCGACGCAGCCAAGATCGGGGGGCGATATAGACGCGTTCCATTTCTTCGCCGTTCCACATTTCGTTATACATCTGTAATGGCATGCAGCCGATTACTGATGCGAGTAGATCGCGTGCGCGTGAGATTGCAGGGATTGAGATTGCTGCCGCGCGAAGTTGGCCCTCTCGGTAGGTGTAATACTGACCGATCATATTTGCGCCAACATTGCTTGAGTTATACCCAGGATTCATCGCTCCAGCTGCAGCGGCTTTGGCTGGCGGTGGACTGATAGCAGCCTTGCTTACTTTGCGGTCAAATAATCCCATATCACATGATGACACATTCAGAGCGGATCATGGTGGCACTCGCCTAGTCAATTGCGGTATCCCGACGACAGGCAAGCAAGTAAGCGAGTGCCAAGAAGATGCTACTGATTTACAGTGACCAGCATTGGCTTCTGGGAGTTTCCTGGTCGTGCAGCTGCCGACGCTCCCCAGATCATCGTGCGACACAACTCAATCGGGCCAGCCGACTTCTGCGACGACACAGCGATCGAGCCTTGAGTCCTAACCATGACTGCTCGACAAACATGCTCCGCGAGCATCGCTTCGCCAGTGTGCACAATCCGTCCTTCGGTAATCATGTTTCTTACTATCGGGGTGTATTGCAGTATTTCTTTGTAGCCCATTACGACGCGCCGACGCTCAAAGATCGGTGGACAGTGTGCGTCAATTGTTGGTGAGAAGATAAACTTGATTGCAGGATCCGCCGCCAAAGCTGCAACATGCGCCCAAAGTTCTTTGGCTGTTTCGGCAGTAAAGGCAACCGAGACACAAGTACGACCGTCGCTAAGTGCGACCGACTTTGTCGCAAAATATCTGGACTCATCCATAGACGCTTCTATCGAGATCACTCCGCCAGTAGGAATTGGGCCGTCGTACTTGAGGTCTGGCCAAAGGTGGGTCTGAATCCATGACTGGGTGCTGGCAATCCACATGTTAAGCGACGAGCGCAGGAAGTTGGATCGGTCAGGATCTTTGGATTCGGCGCGCAAAGTGTCAAGCGTCAGAGTGTGTCCGAGCGCTGGGTTCCCCCACGACCACGACGATTCTTGCATCGGATCAACTGTCGGCGGTGGCGACCATTCTGCAAAGTAAAAATTAGAAGGGTTATTTGTGTCAATCAAGCGCAGCGCGTTCTCTCGATGTCTGATAAACAATGCGCTGCTCTCGGTGCCAGCTGTGCTAAACATCGCCAAGTGAGGAGACCTGCGGACGCGCTGTGTTGGAATCAGGCCTGCCATCGTGATCTCGGAAATGTCAAAGATCTCATCCGCGCAAATTAGATCTACCGACATACCGTGACCGATTGAAGGGTTAGCCGCGCGCACATACCAGCGCGTTCCGTCAGGCATCGTAGCCGAGTTACGACCAAAGGACTTCATAATTTTGGCGCCGTAGCGGTCTTCAAGAATCGGTGCAATCTCATCAAAGAGCAGACAGGCAAGTGACAGAGTGTGAGCTGTAGATAGGACGGTCTGCTTTGTGCCTCGGATCTTTGGCATTTCAATCATCCAAAAGAGAATTAGACACTGGATCAAAAGTGTCTTGCCATTCTGACGCGCCACCGAACAAAGCGAAGATCTGTGCACAAGATCATCCTGCCCATCAGGAGCAGTAATAAATCCCAATGCGCGCTCAAGATAATGCACCTGCCAAGGCATGAGATCAACATGAAGAAGCTCTGAAGCCATGTCCCCCACAAGTCCAGCCCATGAGCCGTCACAGTCTGGAACGATCGTTTCCAATCTTGGCTGGTCGTGGCTGATCACCGCCAGTTCAGGCTGATCCTGACTAGTTGGGAGAGATACATGGATGGGGCTCGGGGGCGTTTGCATCGTGTGTAAAAAACCGTTATTGCGATTTTGTATTCGCTTTGCAGTTTTTTTGTTTATGTATTCTGCTCCGCGTCTACTGTTGCAGGGTTTACATGCGGGAACATATCCGTCGTCTATTGTCCCGCCTTCGTCGTGCTCGACTAGGTGATCTAGTTCGGTTGCTTTGGCGCGTCTGCACCAATGACATGTGGGTTCGTCTCGAAGTAGTTCGGCTCTTGCTGCTTTGTAGCGTTTGCTGTCGTATTCAGTGAGTGGGCGTGCCATGGTTTTACTAATTACTAGCGCGCGCTGTCGCGCTTGCTCTCAAGTTGCTGTGAGTGTGTTGCATGTCGGGCTCGAGTCTGTTGAGTTTGTTTGTGGTATGTCATGTGTAAGCGTAATGCAAGACAGACCCCTGAAGAGCCCCCCGTCCGTTGCCATCACTGGACTCCCTATTCAATTCCTTTACGCTCTGCGCTTCGACGCTTTGCCAATCCTTTTCGTGTTGCAAGTTTTGGACGCGCCGATCTAACCAAGTTCCCTTGGATTAGCCCCGTCACTTGCGAAGGTGATACGGCCTTGAGACTTGCCAGTTGTAAAGGGTTTACTTTCTATCAGACCTAACCATTAGAGCCGCACATAGGATCGTGAGAGCAAGCACAAGCCACACTAAGCGACTCATTTGTCTAGTCCTAGCAGAGTGCGTGCCGATGCCAACTCGACTTTAAGTTCTTCTACTAGGCGTTTTAAGTAGTCACGCTCGCGACCTAACGCTTGGCAATGATCGTGCAGTCGGTCGTACTCTTGGTCTGGGTTCTTCATAGTTTCATCCTGTCAATCAGTAATCGACACTGTCCCGATGACAATGTTTCTACCACTACATCGTCTACGCCGAGAGTCTTGTGAATGAACTCAAGCAGCTGAAAGTCGTCCCATGCTTTACCGCGCGCAAGCGACTTTAAAAAGCCGATCTGTTTCGGTGTTGCACCGCCAAATGTGTCTGGTGCAGGCGCGCTATTTACGCGATTAACCTTTGCCATCTCTTCCGACGATGCGCGCTCGCCAGTGTGTCCAAGCGGCCCATTTGAGATGCACCTACCGATTGCGCTGGTACAACAATTTTCAAGGAACGAAGTTTTATTGACAGGGCTGTTGCCGTATTCCTCATGCGCCCAACCTGTAGACAGAAGCCGTCCGTCATTGTCAAAGGACTCGCATCTAAAGATGACTG